CTCAATCTCACAAGGAGCGAGGTAGATGGCGACTAATCCATACTTTCGCAAGTCAATTCGAACAGAACAAGACCTAATTGATGATCTGTCCGTTGAGGTCATCAAGATTCATGGTTTTGATATGATCTATCTTCCAAGAACTCTCGTCGCAAAGGACGAGATATTCGGCGAGGATCGGTCAGTATCTGAATTCAAAACAGGTCGTGAGATCGAAATGCTTGTAGAAAGTGTGGATGGATTTGAAGGTGATGGTGAGGTCTTCGGTCGTCTTGGTATTGAGATCAAAGACAATATTAGTTTGTTGGTTGCTCGAAGACGATTCGAAAAAGAATTTGCTGATCTTGGATTCCTGACACCAAGAGAAGGCGACCTCCTCTATTTTCCAATCTCAGGTTCATTGTTCGAGATCAACTTTGTCGAAAGAGAAAATCCTTTCTACCAATTGAATAGAATCAGCACCTACAAAGTCACATGTTCTCTCTTCCAGTATAACGGAGAGATGTTCAACACAGGTTGGACTGTTATTGATGAGATGAATACTCGTTATACAGAACACCCGCTCGATATTGTGATATCATCAGGTGAAGGTAACTATACAGAAGGTGAATATGTTTATCAGGGTTCATCTTTCGAGACTGCAACGATGACTGCAAGAGTCGAAAGTTGGGATCGTGTGAGTGGTACATTACAGATAAGTAATATAAAGGGAACATATGATCCTCTTCTTTCAATTGTAGGAAAATCATCTGGTGCATCCTATGAAATTCAGTCAAGTTCAGAATCCACCACTGTCATCACCAACGAAGACTTTGGCGATAATCTGGACATCGAGGAGAAGGGGAACGAAATCTTTGACTTTACTGAACTTGATCCATTCTCGGAGGGTGATCTCTGATGTTCGAACCATTCTACAATGAAACAATTCGTAATACAGTAATCGCCTTCGGTTCTTTGTTCAATGAGATATACCTCAAGAGAACAAAATCAGATGGTTCTGAATTTCTCTTCAAGGTTCCCATCACATATGCACCAAAAGAAAAATTCATCCGAATGTTGGATGAATATACCAAGTTCAAAGATCAGGGTAATCCGATCGACATTGGACAAATCGTTCCTCGTATCGGATTTAACATCCAGACAATGAATTATGATTCAGAGCGAAAAAGAACAACCATTTCAAAGCGTTACTTCGCAAATACAGAGTCCAATCAAATAGACTTCGAGTATGCAGAAGTTCCATACAGTGTTGATTTTGAACTCAGCATCACCACCAGAACAATGGACGATGCCCTACAGATTCTGGAACAGATACTCGCATATTTTTCACCGGACTTTACAGTCACCGTCAATTTCTCTGAAAGACATAGAAGAGTTGATATACCAATCACTCTTACTGGTGTTGCAAATGAAGTTGACTACGAAGGTGATACTTCAACACAACGATCTATTATTTTCACCCTCACCTTTGAAGCGAAGACATTTGTTTATGGACCAAAGAAAACAGGAAAAATTATCACCACTGTTGATACAACAATTCACCAAATGTTCAATGACACGGAATCTCCTATTGCTAGACTCATTGGTGTTCCTATTGCAGATGGTGTATCAGGTGAAACAATAGATCAGACCAACTACACGAACATAAGTACACTTGGTTCTACTTCCGATAGAGAAACTTCTATATTCGAAGAGGGAGATACAACATTCTCTTTCGGTGAAACTGGAGACTCTCCTTTCACCTTCGAATCATTGTCTATTGGTCCTGATAACTATAGCGGAACAATAACAGCAAATGTGGGACTTACTGGTGGGTTTGTTGCTACATACGGAGCAACACTTGAATATGCGTGGTCATACATAAACCCAATGGATGAACTACCAGATGTTGATTGGGATTGATTATGAAAAAGAAAAACCTAGAAGACGCACTGGACATTGAACCAGTAATTGATGTCGTCGAAAAGTCTGATCTCGAAATAAAGAAACCAGTAGAAATAAAGGTTTCTGACGAGGTTCGGTCCAACAAAAGAGAAACAGAGAAAAATTCAGACTATGCCGAGGTTCGGAAGAATCTAAAAAATATCATTGATAACGGCATGGTTGCGATTGACGGGATTCTGTCCGTCGCGAGCGAAGGAGAGTCTCCTAGAGCGTATGAGGTCGTCTCACAACTCATCAAGAGTGTGACCGAGGCGAACAAGGATCTCATAAATCTCCACCAACAAATGAAAGATTTGGATCGGGACAACCCGGATGCACAGAGAGCAGGAAGCATCACCAATAATTCTATTTTTGTCGGTTCGACTAAGGATCTTCAGGAACTTGTGAAAAATAATTTCAAGCAGTTGAAGGAAAAGTCTGGTGAATGATAAAAGTTCTTACTTAGGAAATTCAAACCTCAAAGCAGCAGGTGTTGAGGTTCAGTTCACGGAAGAACAAGTTACCGAATATATGAAGTGTGTTCAAGACCCGATCTACTTTATCAAAAACTATATTCAGATCGTGTCTCTTGATGAGGGTCTTGTTCCCTTTGAATTATATGACTATCAAGAGAACATGGTCAATAGCATTCACAATAACCGCTTCGTTATCGCAAAACTCCCTCGTCAGAGTGGTAAGTCCACGACAGTTATTGCATACTTGTTACATTATGTTCTTTTCAACCCACAAGTATCTGTTGCGGTCCTCGCAAACAAACAGGCAACAGCAAGAGAACTCCTCCATCGTCTGAAACTCGCATACGAATACTTACCGAAATGGTTACAGCAAGGTATTGTTGAGTGGAACAAAGGAAATATTTCTTTGGAGAACGGTTCCAAGGTTCTTGCATCATCAACCTCTGCGTCTGCCGTTCGTGGTGGTTCGTTCAACATGATCTTTCTGGACGAATTTGCATATGTTCCTGAGAATGTTGCAGATGAATTCTTCTCGTCCGTGTATCCGACCATCTCATCTGGTAAGGAAACAAAAGTCCTAATTATTAGTACCCCCAAAGGTTTGAATATGTACTACAAACTTTGGAGGGATGCCGAGGAAGGAAACAACTCATATGTCCCTATTGAAGTTCATTGGTCAGAAGTTCCGGGTCGTGATGAAAAGTGGAAGAAAGAAACCATTCGCAACACTTCGGAGTCCCAGTTTCGTGCTGAGTTTGAGTGCGAATTTATCGGGTCACAGAACACACTGATCAGTCCGCACAAACTAAAATGTCTCGCGTACCGAAAACCAATCAAAGCGAGAGATGATGGTCTGAAGATGTATTACGAGTCTGAACAAAACCACAGATACTTCATGGCGGTTGATGTTTCACGCGGTAAAGAAATTGATTATCATGCCATCACTGTCATCGACATTACAGAGATGCCATATCGAATCGTTGCGACCTATAGAAACAATTCATTAGCACCCATGTTGTTACCAACCGTGGTCAATGCTGTTGGTAAGATTTACAATGACGCATATTGCATGGTCGAAATCAATGATATTGGTGGTCAGGTATCAGATATTCTGTACAACGAGTTTGAGTACGAAAACCTTCTTGTCACCAGTGTTCGTGGTCGTAAAGGTCAAACGATGGATGGTGGTTTCGGTAGTTTTCAGACTCAGTTGGGTGTGAAGACATCTTCAATGGTCAAGAAAGTTGGTTGTTCTCTTCTCAAAGACTTGATAGAGGAAGACAAACTGCTGATTGAAGACTATGACTGTATTCAAGAACTTACTGCTTTTGTTGCAAGAAAAGGTAGTTACGAGGCAGAAACTGGACACCACGATGATCTTGTTATGACGATGGTGATCTTCGCATGGTGTACGAGTCAGAATTATTTCAAGGAACTCACAGACCTAGATATAAGGACAAAGTTGTATCAAGACAAAATGGCACAGATCGAGGAGGATCTTGCCCCCTTTGGATTTATAGATGATGGTTTCATGGATAACACTTTCGTAGACCAAGAAGGTAATCGTTGGAATGTTGTAGATGATAGTGACAACCCAGAATGGTGAAACCCAATAAAAACATAGATATTACAGCGTTGAAAAGGAGATACAAATGGCATTTCAACTAAGTCCCGGTGTAGAGATTAATGAGGTTGACCTCACAACAATTGTACCCGCTGTAGCGACTACAAAGGCCGGTATGGCCGGACTCTTCGAATGGGGTCCAGTCGGTCAGCGAGTCACTGTCGCTAGCGAGAACGCCCTCGTTTCGACATTCCGTAAACCAACAAATCAAAACTTCCCATATTGGTTCACCGCTGCGAACTATCTCGCATACGGGCGCGACCTTCAGGTTGTTCGTGTCACT